ACTGCTACAAACACTGGTGTAAATGAGCTAACCGGTGGGCCTGGTGGAACAATGATAGGGCCATGATATGAGTTATTTTAGAGATTTCCCAATAATTGAATATAAGTTTGGCCAAGAAGCTACGCCTGATTTGTTTCGTAATGTAGCAATATATTCAGATGTCGTAGATCAAGTACGCAATTCTATCACCGCTTATCAAGATTATCAAATACTACCTGATGAAAGACCAGATCAAGCGTCATTTAATATTTACGAATCAGTTAACTATTACTGGACATTTTACCTGATGAATCCGCATTTACGAGAAAGAGGATGGCCGCTTTCTCAACAGACTGCATTTGAAAAAGCCACTAAAGATTATGATCAATTAATACTTACAACTCGAACAAAACTTACTGATAAATTTAAAGTTGGTCAAACTGTTAGCGGTAATTCAAGTGGTCACACTGGCAACATAGTGCATAGAGAACTTGACCTGGGTCAATTATACATAGGTAGTAATACAGGCAACTTTACTGCAGGTGAAAATATACAATCAACGAATAGCAGCGGAGTAGTTGAAACGATAGTTTTAAACAGCGCTGAATTGCAGGTTAATGCTGCTCATCACTATGAAAATGCGTCAAAGGATGTTGTTGATATTGATCCAGAAGTAGGGCCTGGGGCTGGTATTACAGAAGTAACTTGGTTAGAAAGACTAATAGCCCAAAACGATGAGCTAAGACAAATAAAGGTAATCAGGCCAAATAATGTTAGACAGGTAAGTGATGCATTTAAAGATGCGCTTAGAATATAATGATAGCACCTCTAGATTTTGAAGTACAACTACTAGCTAGTGATAGAATTTCAGAAGAGGTAGATATACGTCATGGAATTACAGATATTGATATCTATGAACATATAGATCTGCCATTCCTCACCGCAAAAATGATCTTAATTGATGAGATGAACTTCTTTGAACGCGCTGATATTATTGGCGGAGAAAAAATTAAGATAGAGTTGAAAAACGGAAAAGGAAAACCTCCATCAGAAGGTGATGCTCAGACTAAAAATATTATAAAAACGTTTATAATAGCCAGTGTGGACGCTACCGCTCGAGGAGTAGATGCTAGATCACAAACGATAGCGTTAAGTTTAATCGAAGATATAGGATTTAATTCAAACCTTAAAAATCTAAACAAGGTATATAAAGGAAAATGTTCTGATATCATTAGTAAGATAACACAAACTTTGGATAGAAGTGTAGATACCGAAGCAAAAGATATTCAGAATTTAAAAGTAATAGTACCAAATATGTCTCCTCTTGATGCATGTTCTTGGCTAGCCAATAGAGCCACAACAGCTGAAGGTTATCCATTCTTCTTTTACTCAACATTGGTTGATAAAAATCTACAGTTTAACGACCTCGGCACTTTGCTACTTGATAGACAAGCTATTAATGATAAAGAAGCTGAGGGTCCTGCACCACCATTCAAGTATTCACAACCATTGGCTGGATCACTAGATCTTGCAGCTATGACTGTCGTAAATTCATATACTCATCGTGACGTTGAAGACTTATACAAGATTATCAGAAATGGCACGATAGGAAGTAAACAAAACTTTATAAACTCTTCTGGAAGTAAGGCAATATCTAATCAAACGTTTAACTTTGACATATCAAAAGATACACTAGATGCTTTTAGCGCTAAGTTGCCTCCAATGCAGAAGCGGGTCTTGTACGATAAAACACTTAAATTTAATACTGAAAAAAGTAGGGTGATAGCACAATTTGGTGGATCAAATTCTCATCGTACATCAAAGTCTCGTCAGTTTGACCTCTCATATTCAGAGTGTTCGAACTTAGCAGACTATAAAAATATAACAAAAGCTCAAGCGTATTTGGATCTTATGCATAAATCACCTATGATATTTACTATGAACGGGATAGAATTTATGGAAGGCAATCATAATAATACTCTCGGAAGAAAGATGCGTATTGAATTTCCACCAACGGATCAATTTGATACTGATGGAACAAATGTAGACAGTAAATTTTCAGGAGAATATTTGATAATGGGTGCACAGCATGTTATCAAGCGAGAGAGATATGACATTACATTTACAGGTGCAAGGTTTTCAAATATGGAGATACCTGATCCTCCACCACCTGCAACAGGAAGCGGTGAACAATGATACCAAAAAGATATACAGAATTTTATGGTGATAATACAAGATGGTTTATCGGTGTCGTTAAAAACATCAATGATCCTTTAGAACTTGGTCGTGTACAAGTCAAGATCTTTGGAATACATGAAGGCACTAAAGAAGATATACCTGACGCAGATTTGCCATACGCACAAGTCGTCATGCCAATATCCGAAGGTGGTGTAAAAGGACTTGGAAATACCGTAGGCATACAAGTCAACGCTCGAGTCTTTGGTATATTCTTAGATGGAAAACATTCACAAGATCCTCTTGTATTAGGTTCACTACCAAAGATCGAAGAAGAATCTGATGGTGCCATAAAGGATGTAACAACGAGTCAATTAGCAAGAGGAACAAATACTTTATCGAAAAGTTCTAACTCTATAATCGACGAACCACAAAGTCCTTACAAAGCAGCATATCCAAGTAATGCAGTACATCAAACATCAAGCGGTCATGTTATAGAAATTGATGATACTGATGGATATGAAAGGATTCATATATTCCATAAATCTGGTACATTTATCGAGATGCATGGAAATGGTGATGTAGTAACACATCATAAGAATGGTTTTAGAACTGCAACTGGTGATGATAAACTTCACGTCACAGGTAACTTAGATTTTGTTGTTGAAGGGGATTGCAACTTTAGTGTTAAAGGTCTCATGAATCTTACAGCTTTAGATAATATTAACATATTTTCAAATGCTGCAGTTGATATTGAAGGAACAAAGGTTGATTTGAACCTTGGAGGTGTACAACTTTCATGGGCTGGTGATTATGCACCAGATAAAGAGAGCGCTGGAGGAAGTGGAGAAACTACAGATGATGATGGTAATGTAATTACGTCTCAAGATGGTGTAAATTACCCATCTGCAGGTGCAAAGGGAAACCCACAAACTTCAGCAGCAGTACTTGAAAGATTACAGGGGTTACCAGGCGAATGTACAAGATCCACACTCGGAGAGTTGTCTCAAAAGTATGAATCAAACGGAAGAGCTGGTGTAAGAGGCCTCGAAAAGTTTAGTTACGGAAATAGGTACTCATGGGGGTTTCATCAAATATCTTCTGATAGGGGAAAAAATAATTCAGGAACATCTCCTATGGATAACTTCTTTACGTTTATGGAAAATAATCCAGATTACAACGGTGCAAATAATCCAAATCAAAACTTCTTTGGCGATTTAACTGCAGCGGGTGGAGCAGCTGCTGCACAACTAGATTCAGGAAATACATTTTCTCCAAAATGGAAACAACTCGGAGAGAACCCTGCATTTCAACAAGCGCAAAAAGATTTTATAAGAAGATCACATTACGATGTTGCAGTAGATTCAATTAAAGATTCAACTGGTATGAACTTATGTGATGGTAGTTTTAGTAATGGAGTACAAGAAGCTATATTTAGCACAGCTGTTCAACATGGACCAGGTTCAGTAAAATATAATAATGGTGCGACAGGTATATTTAACAAGGCTTTGAAACGAACTGGTAAATGGGATGAAACCACTAAAAAGTATAGTGGAACTCAACAAGAATTAATCGACGCGATATATGATGAGAGGAATAAAAAACTTAATGACGGAAGCTTAGCATATTTTCAAAAGACTGATATAAGTAGACATGCTGCCATATCAAGTAGATTTGAAAGAGAGAAAGCAGACAATCAAAACTTAGATCAAGTTGATCAGTCAGTAACTGATCTAGCTTCATGGAACGCCTTATCAGACTTAGATAACCCCTTCGAAGGTACATAATGGCTTTTATTTGTAGAAAGGGAGACTCACTAACGACTGGACATGGTGGTACTTTAATCTCAACGCTAGATACTCCGGCTCAGAGTACAGTATTTGCAGAAGGAGAGTTAGTGGCACGTAAAGATGACGAGACAATCGTACATAGTACAGATACTTTCCCGCATCAGGCACCAATAACTGGAAGTGCTTCAACAGTTTTTGTAGAAGGTAAAGAAGTTGCTCGTATTGGTGATGCTGTAGATGCAGGAGTTTTAACAACTGGTGCCACAACAGTTAACGTAGAATGATATAAATAAAGACAAAGGAGTAAGGTCATGGGTATAATAGAAACAAGATTTGGTACAAGGGTGGATCCTAATCGTATAGCTCTTGGATCAGCAAGTAACGTTATAAAGCAAGGCGCATTCTTTGTATTTAGTTTAAGAGTTGATAATGACGATGTAAGAGAGTATTCGTTTACATCACGCGATAGAGCAGTAGCGATGAGAAAAGTTTTAGTTTCTCACTTAGCAAATAAAATAACAGATGGTATGAAGAAAATAGTAAATGGCTAGAGTTTTTGCACAAGAGGATGGAAATCTCAGTACGAGACCAATTACAACGTCTCGTACTGTTTCTTATACTGATATAGACTTAGCATTTGCTAATAAAACAAATGGAGAGGTTTTTAAGAAAACAGATGCAGCAGCTGTAAAGCAAGCTGTAAAAAATCTTCTTATGACAAATAAAGGCGAAAAGCCTTTTAACCAAAGATTTGGCGGAAATTTAAACTCTTATCTTTTTGCGCTAAGTGAAGACGTTGATAATATTGATATTCAAGATGCTATAAAGACAGCCATACACAATCACGAACCGAGAGCAGCAGTAATGGGAGCTCAGGTATTATTAAAAGAAGATTTCAATAGTATGCATATACTAGTACAATTTCAAGTAGTTAATACTTTAGAAAAAGTAGAATTAAATTTAGAGCTTACGAGGTTAAGATAATGGCTATTATAAAATCAACAGATTTAGATTTTGATACAATTAAAAGAAGTCTCAAAGATTATTTTAAACAACAATCAGAATTTTCAGATTATAACTTCGAAGCTAGTGGCTTATCAAACATATTAGATGTATTAGCTTACAACACACACATCAATGGGCTAACTGCAAACTTAGCAGTTAACGAATCATTTTTAAACTCAGCACAACTTAGATCATCAGTAGTATCACATGCAGAAAACTTAGGATATTATCCGCGGTCAAAGACAGGCTCTACTGCAACAGTTAATATTACAGCAGAAACCTCAGATACTACAACATCAACTGCAACCCTTCCAGCAAATAGTTCTTTTACTACTTCGGTTGATGATGTCTCATATACATTTTTAACAACTGAAGATCACATAGCTACAAATGATGGTTCAGGTAACTTTGCATTTAAAACAACTGAAAGCAGCGCAGATTTAATAATAAAAGAAGGTTCTATAAAAACAAAAACTTTTATTGTGGGCGATGTTGATGACGAACAAATTTATGTAATTCCTGATGATAGTTTAGATACAACAACGATTTCTGTAAAAGTTTTTGACACCACAAGTTCATCTACATTTTCAGCGTATACTGATATAAAAAATGCAGTTAGGGTTGATACAACCTCTCGGATTTTTATCGTAAGAGAAACACCAAATGGTTTTTATGAACTTACATTTGGAGAAGGTAATGTGCTCGGAAAAGCACCGATAGCTGGTAATAAGATAGAAGTAACATATCTTCAAGTGCAAGGATCAGCTCCAAACGATGCATCCTCTTTTAGCCCTTCATCTACAGTTACGGTAGGAGCTACTAGTATCACACCAACAGTTACTACTGTTTCAAATTCTGGTGGAGGAGCAGAAAAAGAATCTATCACATCAATAAAATTAAACGCACCAGCTGCATTTTCTTCACAACAAAGAATGGTAACTGCAGAAGATTATAAAGCTATAATCAATAAAAATTATTCTTCGGTATTAGACGATGTTATAGCTTGGGGAGGTAATGATAATGTGCCACCAGATTTCGGCTCTGTTTATGTAAGTTTAAGATTTAAAGATAGCATAACAGAAACAGTCAAAACTAATACTAAAAATGCTATAAAAACAGCACTAAGTGCAAATCTAGCTGTTATGTCTATAGATACAGAGTTCAGCGATCCTATCGATACATTCGTCGAAGTAACTACTACATTTAACTTTGATCCAGATTTAACTGGAGATACGGCTGAAACAACTCAAACTAATGTTCAAGCCCAAATAAAAAGTTTCTTTGATAATAACTTAAATGCATTTGGAAAAGTATTTAGAAGATCAATACTAACTGGTACTATTGATGACTTATCTGTTGCTATATTAAATACATCGATGACGCTTAAGGTTCAACAAAGATTATCACCAACTGTTGGGACAGCAACTGATTATACAATAAACTTTCCAGTGAAGCTTGCTAATCCAGATGCTGAGGAACATATCATCAGTTCATCTAACTTTACATTTCAAAGTCAAACATGTACGTTAAAAAATAAACTGGCTTCAAACACAATTCAAATAGTAAATTCAACTGGTGCAGTATTAAACGATAATGTTGGATCTTATAATGCAGCTAGTGGATCTATATCTTTAGTACAATTTAATCCTAGTTCAATTGAAGGTGCTGTAATAAAAATAACTTCAACACCTATAGATCAAAGCACAATAACACCTCTTCGTCAACATATATTGAAGTTTGATGAAGATCTATCAGTAGCAAATGCCGTACTAGATTTTCAAAATACACCAATAGTAATTAAGTAGTTATGCCACATAATTTAGAAGATCTTAATAGAAGAAAAATCACACTAAGGACTTCTAAAGTCGGTGAGGTTGTACCCGAGTATTTTGAAGAAGATAACGCAAAATTTATAACATTCCTCGAAAAGTATCATGATCATTTAGACAGTAATCAAACACACGGATTTGGTCATATTATCAATGAATTAATTTATGCAAGAGATGTTGCTCAAACAAGTGAGGATAATCTCGATGAGTTGATAAAAGAAATAGGAAATGGTTTACAAGCATCGTCTTTTTTTAAACAACCAAGATTAATGGCGAAATTACTTGGAGAGTTTTACAGAACAAAAGGATCTTTAAACTCAGCAGAAGGATTTTTTAGAGGATTTTTTAATCAAGAAGCTGAAATATCTTATCCAAAAGATAATATTTTTATTGTAGGTCAATCACAAACAGGTGTTGAATCACAAAGATTTATTCAAGATAATGGACGATTTCAGATATTCTCTATATTAGTAAAATGTGGTATATCAGTATCAGATTACCAAAATCTATACAAAAAGTTTGTACATCCTGCAGGTTTTCATTTTGCAGGAGATGTCTTAACTGCTACAGAAGTTGAATTAGGAACTTCTGCTGAAGGTGTTGCAAAGATTGATTCTGCAGATGCATCAATAAAAATAGTTCAGAGCGCGGCACTAATTCTAGCAACTCCATTTTCAGATATTACTGGTATACAAGATTCAAGCACTGGAGTTAGTGTTAGGACACGACTTGATCAGGCTATATCTGACTTTACTAGCGATTCAAGTACAGCAACAACACTAGGCAACTTTTATACTTCTATTAAAGAATTAATTCAGACCAATTCATTTACATTCGATGATAGCGCAAACGTTGGTCCAGACATGTCAATGACTTATGAGACTATGGATAATGAAATTTTTACATCGTATAAGAGCGACTCTGCATCATAAGTATATAAATAACATAAACAATAACGAGCATATAATATGACAAGACAAAACATTTCAACAGGAAGTTCGGCTAACGACGGAACAGGTGATACACTTCGTTCTGCTGCTACTAAGATAAATGCGAATTTTTCAGAAATATACGATTTCTTAGGAACTCCTGGAGATAGTTCAACGTTAGCTTCAACAGTTAGATTCGAAGATAGCTCAGTTGTATTCGAAGGTTTAACAGCAGATGCAAATGAAACAAGGTTATATGTAGAGAATCCTTCGGCTGATAGAAATGTCATTATACCCAATTCTAGTGGCAATATTGTATTAGATACACATACACAAACATTAACAAATAAAACATTAACAACGCCTACACTAAATACAGCTAAGATAGGCACATCTATAAATGATACAAATGGGAATGAACTATTTAAAGTGACTGCTACTGGTTCTGCTGTTAATGAATTTACAGTTGCAAACGGAGCGTCAACAACTGGTCCAACTTTATCAGCTACAGGCGGTGGAACAAATTTAAATATATTTTTAACTACAAAAGGACAGGGTTCAGTTCAACTTTCAAAGGCTGCATTCTCATCAGTTACTATAACAGCTAACGGTGATGCATCTGATACAGCAACTTACATTATTTGCAATAAAGGAAGTGCATTAGCTGTAGGATTAAACGATGGAACAACTGTAGGAGAGTATAAAATATTTACTAATAAAGGTGCTGGTGTCGCGACTGTCACGCCAGACAATTTTGCTGGAGGAACATCATTTGCACTAGCTCAGAATGAAGGAGTTACTTGTGTATGGGATGGTTCAAATTGGTTCTTAGTTGGTAACCAATCAGTGATGACAATAGCATAGGAATTATAAGATATGGTAGCAATAGCAACAGACCCACTAAAAGTAAGATATAGCGATTTGTTATTTCAAGAAATGACTAACGCTACTGATAGCCATGAATTTTACATCGGCATCGGTAAGTCAGATCAGTATGACAGTGCTAATGATAATATTATTACACCTCTCAGACATATAAAAGATGAAAGAGAGGCAAGAAATAATTTAGAATCAGTTATGAAAATAGCTACTTCAAATGTTTCATTTGTTGTTCCTCGATCTAATTGGATAGCTGGTACCATATATGATGCGTTTTCAGACCATATTGTTGGTTATCCTACGAACACATACTACGTGTTGACAGAAGACAACCACGTTTATATTTGTTTACAAGCTAGTAAGGATGCATCTGGAAATCGAAACGTTTCTACAGTAAAACCATCATTTCAAGATGCAGGTGTTGATAATATACAAGCATTTAAGACTGCTGATGGTTATATCTGGAAATTTTTATATGAAATATCATCTTCAAGAGTTACAACCTTTCTAAGTTCTGGTTTTATACCTACACAGTTTATTGATTCAAGTAATGATACAACAGCAACAGAACAAGAACAAGTAAAGATTAGAGCACAAGCTTTAAATAATAAAAATGGTCAAATACTTGGCGCAGAAATATTAAACGCAGGATCTGGTTATACTACGGCTCCTAATATTACGATAGTTGGCGATGGAACTGGAGCCGCTGCTACATGCGAAGTTGCAAATGGTCAAATTGTAAAAGTCGAGATGACATGCAACATCAGCGACTCAGGAATGGGAAGCGGTTACAATGTTGCAAGGATGGAGCTCGATGCAGGGAATGCAATAATAAGACCTATAATTGGACCAAGAGATGGAATTGGAGCAGATCCACGTGTTGATTTAAAATCATCATCGATAATGGCAGTGGTTAAACCCGACGGCACACAAGATGGTGATTTTAATATCACAAATGATTTTAGGCAGATTTCTTTATTACGAAACTTAAACTTAAGAACTGGTGTTCGTGCAACAACTACTTCTGCGCGTGCAAATAGGATATTAACACTTCAAGGCAATTTAGGTTCATTGGTAGCAGACCAAAAGATAACAGGTGATTCAGGAACAATAGCATGGATCGATCAAGTTGATAGTAACGGCTCTGGTAACGGATTAGTTTACTATCATACAAATAATCAGTTTATTATCACAAACAAAGGTCCAGGCTTTTTCTCACCAGCAGAAACTATTACTGGAACAACAGCAGGATCTGGCATTGTTACAACAGATTCTTCAGTAGAGATCGATCCATTTAGTGGAGAATTACTATACATAGATAGTAGAGCGAGAATCATAAGAAGCGCAGATCAAAAAGAAGACATTAAAGTAATATTAACGGTTTAAACCATGGCATCAACAGTATCAAATACAACATTCTCCGGAGTATATAAAGACGATTTCTTAGATAGTGATAACTATCACAGAATATTATTCAATAGCGGAAAAGCATTACAAGCTCGAGAGCTTACACAATCTCAAACAATAATAAACAAAGAAATCGAGAGATTTGGATCTAATATATTTAGAGAAGGTGGTGCTGTCAACGGCGGTAATGTCACTCTCAATAATAAGGTAGAGTTTATTAAATTAGCATCAAACCCATTTGCTGGATTTGATGAAACACAGTTAGTAGGAAAAATATTTACTGTGCAATCTCCAAATCCTGCTGTTAAGGTTAAAATATTAGAAACAGTAGCGGCTGGTGGAGCTGATCCTGATACTCTGATAGTTGAGTATACAGATACTTCTGCAGGAACTTCATCAAACACACCGATACGAGTTGGTAATAGTCATGTCTTATCAAATGCAGATTTAGGTTCTGGATTTAACATGACAACTGCAGCTTCGACTGCAGCTGGAGCAGGGACGAGAGCAAGCATTACACAAGGTAGCTTTTTTGTACAAGGACATTTTGTTTTTGTTGCTGCTCAAACTGCAACAATTTCTAAATATTCATCTACACCTACAGACGATATAGGATTTTTAGTTTCAGAAGAAGTTATAACATCATCTGATGATACTGGGCTATTTGATAATCAAGGCGCATCACCAAATGTGGCAGCTCCTGGTGCAGATCGATATAGAATAAGATTAACACTTACTACGCGTAGCGCTGCTGGATCGAACAACTTTGTTTATCTTGGAAGAGTAGCTAGTGGTAGATTAGCAGACGAAGTTACAGTTACAGAGTCTTATAATCAAATTAATAATCTCTTAGCTCAAAGAACAAAAGAAGAATCAGGTAACTATGTTGCAAAACCATTTAATATTAGTTTTACAAATATCGATTCAGCAAGTTTAAAGTTACATATTTCTGATGGTATTGCATATGTTGATGGATTTAGATTAGAACTTGATGAAAGAGACATAACGATTCCAAAAGCAACTACCACATCAACGATTAACGGTGAAACTGCAAGCGCATCTTACGGAAACTATGTGTTAGGTTACGGAAATGATTTGACTGGCAATAACGCAACTCTAGTCAATCAAGGACTTCCTGATATTCAGACATTTGGAAAATTTACTTTAAGAGGCTCTACAAATGGCGGTGGAACTGCACTTGGTACGGCCAGGTGTAGAGCCATTTATAGAGATGGAACAGGTCATTATAGATTTTATCTTTTCGATATAAGAATGAAGCCAGGACAATCTTTTGCTTCAACAAGAAGTTTTGGCACCAGCGGCACTGATTATGTCAATATAGTTACTGAAGGTGGACAGGCTGTATTAAAAGAAACCTCTAACAATTCATTATTATTTCCTTTACCAAGAACAAGACCAGCATTCGATGGCGTGGAAGGTGTTCAACTCATTGCGCAAAAACATTTGACAACGGGTACAGCTGGATCTACATCTTTAAGTAATATTGGTGCTGGTGCAATCACAGCTGGAGTTAACTCTTTCTTTGGAGGTGCAACTTGGGTAGTATCAGATACTGATTCCGATATTAAACCTGTTTCCATATCAGGTGTTGGTGCCAACTTTGATATATCTGGAGTTGTGTCTGGACAAGATCATGATGTATTAGCACAGGTTTCAATAACTGGTAGTACTAATATGTCACAGAGAACTAAGACTTTGACAGAAAGTACAATCACAAAAACTTGGCCAACTGTTGCTGATTCTGATGGATCTGGTTTTAAATTTTTAAGTTTAGATCAACCAGATGTATTTGCTGTAAGATCTATCAAATCTATAGACTCGAACGGTGCTGATCTTTCAGACAACTTTACTTTAGACAACGGTCAAAGAGATAACTTTTATGGAATTGGAAGGCTGCTGCCAAAAGCTGGTGTTACTATTCCTAGCGGTAATATATTTGTAAGATTTCAACATTTTAATCATGAAGATACTCTAGCTGGATCACTTGCTGGTCAAAGATGCTATTTTGATGTTACTTCGTATAAGAATCAAGAAACTCCAGCAAATGGCGGTGCAGGTGTATTGCACGGAGGAGTTGAATATGATACAATTCCTGATCATACGCTAGCTGATGGTACTGTAATAAGTTTAAGAGATGCATTAGATTTTAGACCAGTTGCAACAAAGAAAAATGCAACATTAGTCGGTTCAGCTGATTTTGATATTACTTTTGATTCAGATGGAGATGGAAGCAACCCATTAATTCATATGTTACCTCAACCTGGTGCAAACCCAACCGTCAATGTAACGTATTTCTTACCAAGAAAAGATAGATTAGTTGCTGCTACTAAAGACATCAGAGGTCGAAGAATACCAACTGGAGAATTAAGATATATTCAAGGAACTCCATCATTAACACCTGAATTACCACAAGTTCCAGCTGGTGCGATGGCTCTTTATAATATTGATTTAAATCCAAAAACAATTGATGCAAAAGATTTATCTGCACAAATAGTAAACAATAAAAGATTTACTATGGCAGACATTGCAGGCCTTGAAAATAGAATCGATAGAATAGAAGAATTAACAGCATTAAGTTTATTAGAATTAAATACTTCTTCTCTGGCTGTTTTAGACTCAGCAGGAAACGCAAGAACAAAAGCTGGATTCCTCGTAGATAACTTTGTAGATTATACATTTACTGACCTTGAAAACTTAGAACAAAGATCAGTTATCAATACAGAAGACGGTACTTTAGGTCCAAGAAATAGACCAAAGGCTGTTAGATTACTTTACGATTCAGCAAGCGGTGATACAACCACTGATAGAAAAGCTGACATAGCTTTATTGCCAATATCTAATGATGCAGTAAGTTTTATAAAACAAGACTTAGCTACAAC